GGATTCTGCACACTGATCTTTACAGATGGTGCTTGGCAACAGCAAGGCGGATCTTGGGATTAACGAATACCCTGCTCACGTAGTTTAACACAAGTATCGCACCTTCCACAGGGTGCGATATTTTTTCCTGTATACATAGGACGACGGCAACTCCAAAACATATTACGTAATGACTCTGGTAACATGTCGTATATCTCACGTTTAGTCAAGTCAACTACAGGGAATATCTTTTCAGCATTAGTAAACGCACCAAATATCTTATTAGCACGTATTCTACGTTCTTCTAGGCGTTGGTTAGCATCGTTGGCCTGCATACCCATAGCAACTTTCACAATGTTGGGATTTATTGAACAGATATAACCAGCAAAGAAATTAATGCTGTCTGTGTCATACATAAACTGTCCATTATAGGGCTGTGATGTTATTTCGCTTTCACTGTAGACAAAACTGTAACCTAGCCGCTCTAGTTCTTTTAGTGCCATTTCTACTGTAATAGCCTCTGCACGATCACGGTTCTCAACATTACGCTGGTGAACGTGATGTATATGAATACCGTAGTCTTTGTATTCTTCTTCAGTTAGAAGTTTGTAGACCATACCCAGGCTGTCTAAACCGCCCGAGTACATTGCCAGTATTATTTGTTGTTCCATATGTAAAATGTGTAAACTTCGTTGATAGGGTGTTCTGTAGGTTGCGGTGTTAGTTCGTCTGCCCTAGGAAAATAACAGGCATATTTTGTAGGCCAGTTAGGATTTAGAAAAGCACGGGCAACAAAACGATCACAGTAAGCTAGAACTATGGGCAACAATCTTTCTGTAAACTCTTTACCAAATGCTAGTCCGCCGTCTATTATGATAGTATCAAAATATTCATCTAAACTTAACCAGTCTCGATTTTTAATCTTAGGATCTGCATACTTAGGTTCTAGATCCCAAGCTTCGTTTACTAGGGGTAATAATAGTTTAGTGCTACCTAATAATAAGATTCGACCTACACAATAACTAGAAAATACCCTAACATCGTCTTCGTTAGGGGCTGCAGGCCACTTTAAATTAGTCCAGAATTCTTTATCTGCGTGTACGTCCATGCAGATATTTACTTTAAAAAAATAGGGTAAATACATATTATGATAGAACTTACTTTACTACAAGGAGTGCTAGTCACTCTTTTCCTTACTCACATTACCATTGTTAGTGTGACTCTATACCTGCACAGAAGCCAAGCACACAGGGGAGTAGAATTTCATCCTGCTCTTAACCACTTTTTTCGCTTCTGGGTATGGTTAACAACAGGCATGACTACCAAAGCATGGGTAGCTGTGCATCGCAAACATCATCAAAATACCGATGTAGAAGGCGATCCGCATAGTCCGCACGTATTTGGAATTTGGAGGTTAATCTTTGGAGGATGGAGCCTTTATCACGAAGCTACTAAAGATCCTGCGTTTGTACTAAAGTACGGCGTAGGTACCCCTAAAGATCGACTAGAACTTTTTTATACTCGCTATCACCAGGCAGGATTCTTGCTGATGCTGATCATAGATCTTGTTCTGTTTGGCCTGCCTGGGATTCTTATCTGGGGTGTACAAATGATATGGATTCCATTCTGGGCCGCAGGCGTTATTAACGGAATAGGACATTGGTGGGGTTATCGCAATGGCGAAACTAAAGATCACAGCCGCAATGTTAGTCCTTTTGGTATCCTAATAGGTGGTGAAGAGCTACACAACAACCATCATTTAGATCCTGCTAGTCCTAAGTTTAGTCAAAAATCTTGGGAATTTGACGTAGGTTGGTTTTATATAAGCATATTAAAAGCTCTCAAATTAGCAAAACTCAAAACCAGCTAAATATACAATAAAGAGAGTTTTATTATGGCTATAGAAACTATTAATCTAGGTACCTACGCAAACGACGGGCAGGGCGACGACCTGCGTGTTGCGTTTCAAAAGGTCAACAGTAATTTTACACAATTAGACAATATCGTTGCTGTAAACGGTATTAATCTAGGCACAGGTGCACCTGTTTTTAACAGCAAAGTAACAGATCCAGGAATTGGTGATTTGCTAAGTTTTAGAAGTATTAAAGCAGGCCCAAATATTAGCGTCAGTTCTGATTCAACATCTATTACAATTTCAGGTGTAGATTCAATTAATGCCTTATCAGAAGATACACAACCCGAATTAGGCAACAATCTTGATTTAAATTCAAATGATATTGTGGGGTCGGGAAATATTGATATAACTGGTAATATAGATGTCACAGGGACTATTACTGCTAATAGTTTTGTTGGAAATTTAGAAGGTCATGCTGACTATGTAGTAAATGGTGTGTATACCGTCGGTGACCAAACTATTGGCGGCATTAAAACATTCGCACAAACTATACAGGGAAATCTTAATGGAAACGCTGCGACAGTCACTAACGGTGTATATACTACTAGTAGTATCAATGCTCTCATTGATGTTGATACTAACACACAACCGCCCGTTCCCGGTCAGGCACTAGTTTGGTCAGGAACTAGTTGGGTTCCGGGAAATATATCCGCAGGACAACCTAGTGGGTCACTTGATTTCGGATCCTTTACTTCACCTTCGGGCACTAACTTAGATATGGGACCAATAGTATAAAATGTCATTAACTGTTTGGACACAGCCGTCGGGATATAAGTTTGATTCTATTGAGGAGTCAACCGAAGTATCTATTAACCTTCCAATTTTTCCAAACCTAGTAGATGTAAATTATCAAATTATTACAGGATCTTTACCGCCAGGACTTAGGCTAGAAGACGAAAAAATAGTCGGTTCTGCTTTTGCAGTTTCTAGGGATACAGATTTTAAATTTGTAATTAGAGCTTCTAAATATGGAAGCATCTCAGATAGAACATTTTCTCTACAAGTACAAGGTCCAGATATACCAGCATGGACCACAACAGAGGGAGCATTGCCTGTATTTGCAAATCAACATTATTATACTTTAGATGGTAGTTTTGTTGATATTCAGTTAAATGCTGTTGATTTTGATACAGCTTCTGGACAACATCTTAGATTCTTTATTGGTAGTAAAGATGGAAAACTACCTCCAGGTTTAAGTCTTACAGATTCGGGAAGAATCTACGGTTTTATTGAGCCAGCTCTCGGAGTACCGGCAGGAGCAGGTACAGGTTCGTTTGATCAATTACTATACGACTATATTGCCTATGACTATGCTGTGAAGTCTTCAAATGGCTACGATTCATTTATATATGACAGTCGAGTATTTGATTTTAGTACGACTAGTGTTGTACCAAAAAAACTAAGCAGAAATTATCAATTTACAGTAACTTTAACTGATGGTGATACTTCTATAAGAAGAACTTTTAGAATTTATGTTGTCACTGACGATTTATTTAGAGCAGACAGCACTATCATGCACGTAGGAAACGGAGACTTTACAGCAGACGTTTCCTATGTAAGAGCGCCTATATGGACTACTCCTGCAAATTTAGGCACTTATAGGTCTAATAATTATCAAACATTTAAACTAGATGTATATGAAGGATTTGATCTAGGTCTTCTAGAATATAAATTACTAGACTATAACCTAGATGCTACAGGCATTCTTTCAAATGTTACAAATATCGATAATAAAAAATTGGGATTTAGTGCAACTAGTTACAAACTTAGAAAAGGTCAATACATAACTATTTCAGGAACTCTGATTACAGGTAACTTGCAAATTGGAAAAACTTTATCTACTCTGGTTCCTATAGCTGATAAACAGATATACTATGTAGGCGGAGCCTCGACAACTTCATGTTATCTATATGAAACAAAAGCCAAGGCATTGCAGGGAAGACCAGACGATAGACTTATTCTAAGCGGTTCAACTACTACAGGTGCTACTTTTATTTTTAGTTCTACTACTAGCTCTCTTCCACCTGGTATGCAATTTGATCCAACTAGTGCAGAGGTGTTCGGTTACATCCCATATCAATCGGCTACCACTGAAACATATAAATTTACTGTTAGCGCAATACGGTACGGTGACAGATCAGAATATGCAGTTTCTACAAGGACATTTACTGTTAATATTATAGGCGAAGTAGAAAGTATTATAACATGGGTCACTGACAGCGACCTTGGATCCATTGATGCTAATATACCTAGTATTTTAAATGTTCGCGCAAATACAAGTTTAATCGATTCGATCGTAACCTATAGACTAATTTCTGGGGAATTACCCCCAGGTCTTAGTTTTACAAATGACGGCGAAATTATTGGAAAGCCGATTCAATATCCATCGATCTCAACTAATGGAATCATCTCCTTTTACGAAACTGACATAAACAACGATCCGATAATTATCAATCAAACATTTGATGGTAATACTACGACCTTTGATAGAACCTATACATTTACTATTGCCGCTAGCGATACTTCTGTAATCAGCTCAAGTGAAAGAGAATTTAAACTTAAAATCAATATACCAGATGATAGAAAATATAGCAATATCACTATTAAACCTTTCTTAAAATTAGACGAGCGCGAAACGTTTAGATCTTTCATTAACGATAGAACTGTATTTGATGTTGCTGCAATTTATAGACCGAACGATCCTAATTTTGGTTTACAACCAGATCTTAAAATGCTAGTGTATGCCGGTATAGAAACTAGGCCGTCAGTAGAAATAGTTTCTAAGATTACACTTAATCATTCAAAAAAACGATTTAAGTTAGGATCTCTTAAAAAAGCTCAGGCAAAGATCGGCGGTGACGGAAATATTATCTATGAAGTAGTATACATAGAAGTGATCGATCCTATAGAAAATAATGGATCATATTTACCATATGTAATATCTACAAGTGTAGATGATCTTAAAGTAACTGTGGATCAAAACAACAGCTACTATAATGGACCTTTTGACGAGTTAGAAGCATATTGGCATCCACCAACACCGTTTAATGTAACTACAGATAGAGCTGATGTATTTGCTGGTGATGCCGGAAATAATTTTAGATTTCCTTCAAGTATAACCCTATGGAGGAAAAGAATAAAGAATTTGGGCCTAAGACAACCAAAATATTTGCCACTTTGGATGCGTACAATACAAGACGGTAGCGTTCAAGAATTAGGTTACGTTCCCGCTATCCCGCTATGCTACTGTAAGCCGGGAACAGCAGATACTATTTTAGAAAACATTAAATATTCTGGGTTCAATTTTCAACAAATAAACTACGAAATTGATCGATATATAATTGATCAAACCTTAGATTATGCTGGGGATAAATATTTCGTCTTTAGAAACGACAGGACAACTATATCATGACATTAGCAACAAACATTACACTTGTAACAAATTCTGGTAATCAGATCGACGAAACATTTCCTATTGCCGGGCAAGACAATAATACCCAGGGATTTAGAGATAACTTTAGCAACGCTCAAGCCGGTCTAGTTGCAGCCGGTAGTGCCTTAGCAGAAATCAACTCTACTACTCCTAAGCTAAACAGCACAGATAATGACTTTACCGATCTTGGTACAATCAAAAATGCTTTATTTGTTGCTAAAAAAGAAAAATCTACATCTATTTCTCTTCCAGGTGCTAATAACAAGATACAGGTTGTAGCAACAGATTATGTAAAGATAAATGTTACAGCTAGTACTACAGGAGTAGTTATTGATGGATGGCCAACTCAAGTAGGTGATGATTTTGGTCAAAAATATAGAAAGGTTCGTCTTGAATTTTATGCCTCTGGGTCAGCTAAGACTGTAAAGTTCGGAACCGATGCAAGTTATACAAAAATCAAATATAGCGATCTGTCTGTGTTCAATCCAAGTACGACCGGATTAGAAATTGGCGAAGATAGTGTTATTATCGATGCATGGGTGAGCGACTATACTACTAATGCCCCTGCAGGTAAGACTATCTATCTTCAATACGTTGGAACATTCGTTGAGGCACCATAATGCATCCATTAGCAGAAGATTTTAGCCAACTTAAAGATGCTGAAATTGAATCTCGTATTCAGGACCTTACAAAAAAATACTGGCAAGCTCATAATCCTTCTATACAAACACAAATAAGTTTGTTCCTAGATATGTATAAAGCAGAGCTAAGTAGTCGTAGATCTAAAATGTGGGAACAGCAATACCAAAATAGAGATAAAGGTCTTGACAATTTAATTAAAGTCAACTAAAATGTTGGCATGCGTCTAGACAAATACTCTAATCCTATATTCACCGAAAAAGATATTTTTGAAGCCATTTACCAGGGCTTTGAATTTTCTGTTAAAGATACTTTTTTGGTCGAGCAACGATCCAATGATATTCAAAAACTTGAAAAGGAAATAGGCTTTAAATTTTTAGAGCCTTACGAAACTCACTTTGATACAACAGACTACGATAAGGCATGTCAACAAATTTGGAATATGCCGGACGAATACAAGAATATGGACATTATTGGTTTTCTAGTTAATGAATGTCCTAAACAAAATTATCAACGACTTATGGACGAGTTAGACGCATACAAAGCAAAAAATATGCTAGATCTGCTACGTTGGTTAAAGTATTTTGTAGATACTTGTAGAAAAAATAATGTAGTTTGGGGAGTGGGACGTGGATCCAGCGTTGCTAGCTATGTATTATATCTAATCGGTGTGCATAAGATAGACAGCGTCAAATATAATTTAGAGTGGCAGGAATTCCTGAGATAAGTATATTATAAACTAGGAGTTTATTATGGCTTACACAACAATGCAAGGTAAAGAAATAGATCTTGACCAATTAAGGGCAAGAAACGAGATGACATTAGCGGTAGGAAATGTCAAGGTTAATGCTCGTGGAGATGAATTAGGACCCGGAGGAAAGATAATCCGAAAGCGCGAGGAAATTATGGCTGAATATCATGCTGCGCACCCAGAAGCAGTTCAGTCAAAAAAACCAGCAAAAAAAGAAGAAGTTCAAGTTCCCCCGAATAGCGGGTTAGATGATGAGGATAATACACCGGAGGAAGAATGAAACTGGGCGCAGTAAAAGGTAAAGTAAGACCAATTAGAGACCATGTATTAGTCTCTGAAATGGAATTTGATGCTATCACAACACAAAGTGGTATTTACATTCCTAGCCAAAATGGCAAAGTAGAAGGAATTAAGCCTCGCTGGGGCAAGGTATATGCCGTAGGTCCGGAACAACAAGATGTTAAAGTCGGAGAATGGATCTATGTTGAGCATGGTAGATGGACTAGAGGTGTAACGTTGCAAGACGACGAAGGTAACGAAGTAGTGATACGTAGAGTCGACAACGACGCAATTTTGTTACAAGCCGAAGAACCACCCAAAGACGTATATATTCCAAAATGACAAATCCTTTTAGAGATCAAGAAAAGTTCATGAGAGCTTGCGATCAAGAAGTAGTAACTTTTAATCCAGGCCAGTATGAGATGTATCTCAAATTAATCGAAGAAGAATTTAAAGAGCTTCAGGAAGCGCGAGCTATGAATAACGATGTCGAAGAGCTAGACGCTCTTATTGACATTCTCGTAGTCACAATTGGTGCTATACATAGCGGCGGTTTTGATGCCGAAGGAGCTTGGAAAGAAGTCATGCGGTCAAACTTTGCCAAGATAGATAAAGAAACTGGTAAGGTTCGCAAACGCGAAGACGGTAAGGTACTTAAACCAGTAGGGTGGACTCCACCTAATCTTGCTCCGTATTTGAGCAAATAACTCAAAGGGTCTTGACAGACCCTTTAATTTTCTCTATACTATAAGATAAAATTCGAGTTAATCTCAGGAGAAAAGATATGCAAGAACACGACGTCGATGCTATGCGAAATATTAAAAACAAATTAGATAAGGTATTAGAAAGTGAACCAAATGATGTATCTAATTATAAGCACCCTGACCCACTAAAACACAAATATATTAGTTTTGCCAAAAGCGGATTGAGGATACTCGCCGGTGTTGCATTAGCAACAAGTATGTTTTGGTATGCGGGTGGGTTGCTGATTCTAGCAGAAATTTTAGGTATTGTAGAGGAAATGGTGTGAAAAAAGAACAGGTTTTAGTTCAACCTATGAGATAGACAGATTAGAACAACTAATAGAACTAACAGTTATCGAAGTATTCAAAATTATGGCTGAATATCAAACTACAAACAGTTGTGTTAGTACTACTTATGATGCTAACATCGCAGGATGTGTTATAGATCGAACTATGTCGGCTATATCTACTAAATTTGACATTAAAAAACCTCACGAGATAAAATATGAAACAGTTATGGGTTGAAAAATATAGACCAAATACTATCGACGGATATGTATTTGCCAGCGAACACCAACGTAATCAAATTGAATCTTGGATTAAAGAACAAAGTATTCCCCATCTGTTGTTTAGTGGCTCAGCAGGAGTAGGCAAAACTACCTTAGCTAAAATTCTTATAGAGCAACTAGGTGTTCAAGACACTGATGTTATGATAGCCAACGGATCTAAGGAAGCACGTAAGATAGAATGGATTGACAAATTAATCATGTTTTGTCAAACTATGCCGTTTGGCGATTTTAAAATTGTACTTATAGATGAAGCGGATTTTATGAATCCGGTAAGCGTACAACCAGCATTGCGTAATCTGATGGAGGAGTATAGTCACAGCGTTAGATTTATCCTAACCTGTAACTATCCAAATAGAATTTTGCCTGCTATACATAGTCGCTGCCAAACTGTTCATATTAACAAAACAGATGTAACAGAATTTACAGCTAGAGTAGCAACTATACTAGTCGAAGAAGAAGTTAACTTTAATCTTGAAACATTAGATCAATACGTTAAAGATGTGTATCCCGACTTAAGAAAATGCATTAATAACCTCCAAATGAATAGCATAAGCGGAGACTTACATGCCCCAATTATCGAGGAAGCGACCAAAGATTATAGAACAGAAATGGTTGAATTATTTAAAGCTGGCAAAGTATCTGAGGCACGTAAACTTGTATGCAGTCAGGCTCGTCCAGATGAAATGGAAGAAATCTATAGATGGTTATATGATAATGTAGAAATATTTGGAGATATAGATAAACAAGAAAAGGCTATTTTAATTATTAAACAAGGAATCGTTGATCACACGCTAGTAAGCGATGCAGAGATTAATCTTTCAGCCACACTAATTAAACTATCACATCTATGACATATCTTGTAACAGAAAATTGTATCAAATGTAAGCATACAGATTGCGTATCTGTTTGCCCCGTTGATTGTTTTCACGAAGGACCTAACTTTCTTGCCATTAATCCCGACGAATGCATAGATTGCGGCGTATGTGTTCCTGAATGTCCAGTTGAAGCTATTGTACCAGATAATAATACTGATATAGATGTTGCCTTTTGGACAAATCTAAACAAACGTCTAAGTAAGAAATGGCCCGTTATTACACAGAAAAAAGCACCTCCGCCGGATCACGAAGACTGGAATGGTAGGGCGGGAAAAATAGATCTGCTCGAAGAATGAAACCAAAATTTAAAGAAGCCTACATGAAAACTGCAGAGACTTTTGCGTCTTTAAGTCATGCTCGTAGATTACATGTCGGTGCTATCGTAGTTAAGAACGATCGAATCATTTCTATTGGCTACAATGGCATGCCTGCAGGTTGGGATAATAACTGCGAAGATAAAGTATGGGATACTGGAGCAGGAGGATGGTTAGACCCTGATGAATTTCTTGAGCGGTTTCCTTATGTTGAATATAATGAAGATGCAGATGAAGAATATAGATACGGGTTAAAAACAAAACCCGAGGTGTTACATGCTGAATCAAATGCAATCGCAAAATTGGCTAAATCTAATGACAGTGGAGATGGAGCTGACATTTTTATCACCCATAGCCCTTGTATGGAA